TCAAAGTGCCCGCCCTCGTTGAACCAAGCACAGCCCCCGTGTCATGGTTCCACAGAAACTTGATATCATTTCGTGCGCGTAACGAAGAACGAAAAGCGCCAGGCTGAATCGTTTCCGTAAACCCACCCAAGTTTTCACTACGCGAATCAAACAGCGCAGCGTAACCCTCCAAGTGCATCCCGCTCGCATCCTCACGGATCTCAAACTCATCCACTTCCACAATGCGGGTTTCCATCTTGCTCAAAGCATCGCCCTTCGCTCGTCCTTCATTCTCATCTTCAATCCTAGCAATGACATCATTAGCGACTTCCAAAAGCCTCACCGCGTTACGGTCCGACAACACCACACCCCACAACGTGTTTCCCGTTTCGCGCAAAACGTCACGGACATCCACCCACATTGCCGGAGTCATGTTGCCCTGCGACACAGCCACAACATCAGGGGTCGGGTCGACCGCCCGCCTGGCAATAGCACGGAACCATGCGGGAGGCTCCAACCCGCGAACCTCGTCCACAAGCTCCGCGTCCAGTTCTTCCACAAAATCGTCAGGCATCAGTCACCCTTCCGAATATCAATTACCCCGAGCTCCAAACCCGTAGGGTCAGAGAGAGCCCACAAACGATCACCAGGCTGCAATGTCATATAAAGGTTCTCGCCTGGATCAATGTGAATCGAGTTAGTGGTCGACACCCCAGAGCCACCAACATAAACGTACTGGTTTGAACTCTTTTCCATGTTATGCAAAATAACGTCATGAGGCATGTTGTCGTGGCCCACAATTTCCATAGCGGCAGTCCCAAGCGTTACCAGAGAGTGAATCATCGGCATTAGCTCACCCCATAAACAGCGTCAGGGTTCTCAGGGTCAACCTGCGCCACCGGTTGCAACTGCGAAGAAGCCAACCCTGTGTGACTGATTGGCCCCAAACCGACAGAAGCCAAAGCCTCCGCCGGATCATAACCAGACAACACCAAAGCCTGCGCCATGCTGACCCGCTTCTCGTTAGCAATCAAATCCGCGGCCTCAATGTTCATGTTTGCCAAAGGCACCCTGACAGTCTGCGCTGCCGGGTCTTGAACGTCGCTCAAATCCTCGAGCCTGCGCACGTCATTGATGGTCAAAAAGCCTGCCTGCAACCCGACACTGTACGCGCTCATTCTTGAATTGAGATCAGCGCGGGCCAACCCGTTCAGGTTCCATTTTATGAATGCGGTCTCCCCGCCAGGGTAACGAGTCATCAACGGTGAAAAGGCGTCCTCGAGCTTCTGCACAATAGGGCGCAAAGTGTGGGTGATGAACTGCAATCCGTTGGCCTCCACTGATGCAAAACTTGTTGTCCCAGGGATGTTCAGCAAATGCGCGGGAATGTTGAAGGCGCGGGCAATGTCCTCCACAGCCAACCTGCGGGCATCAATCGCCTGCGAAGATTCAGGGTCAACCTGTGTGGTCTTGAACTTAGCGCCACCCGACAGCACACCGGTACGGTGCCCTCGACGCCAGCCACGATGCTTCGAATCGAAACTGTTGCGCAAATTGTCCGCCTGCTCAGCGGTCAAGTTTTGGTCGACCTCAATAACCCCAGACAGGTTAGTGCCCTGCCCAAAGAACGTTGCGGCGAACTTCTCCAACGCCAGCGCCAGGCCAAAGTTTTCCTTTAACGCCTCCACACGCGAAACACCACGGACAGTGCCAGGGCGCAACACGTCAGGAATGAAAATCATTTCCTCCTGCGTCAAAGGCCGGTCCTCACCTTCAACCTTGAAAGTCAGCACCCCGCTACCCGCACGCTTCACCTGCACCGTGCGAGGGTTCAACACGACAAGGTTTGCCACCTCACCGCGCTGGTTAGAAAACACGCGAACGAACACATTGCCATCGAGGAGCAAAGACACGATTGCCGAGTTATAGAAAGCAGTCCGAGGCAACGCAATATCAGGTTTATCCACCCACACAGGTTTTGGCCGGAACACGCGACGCTGCCCATCGATGCGAATGAAACAATCCAAAGGCAACGTGCTGATCGTGTCAGCAATCAAAGAAACCGCAGAGTAAACCGCGTTCACCTGAAACGCTGTTTTGGAATCAACCTGAGTATCAGACAGGTTCCCGAAAGCTAAATCATCACCGGCTTCAAAAACCGCCTGATAGCTGATTGCCCGCTGCTCAAATAACCGATTCAGTACCACAGACTATTTTCCTAACGCGAAGCCGACAACTAAAACAAAAACCCCACCGACAACCAAACCAACAGGGATAGAAAACATGAGCGCACCAACAGTGATTGCACACATACCCGCAACCTGCAAGACCGTAGACATGTGCCCCCTAACCAAAAAACTCCGGTACGACTTCTTCTATCTTACCGCCCGAAGCGCGGTCAAGTGCCAAGATAGCAGCGACAGCCGCGTCAATCTTCCGAGGGCTATTCGGGTTTTCTTTCTTTATGTGCGGGCCAGCAGGGGTCAACTTGATAGCCGTATTTCCGATATGCCGTGACAGCAGAGGATCCCCGTCATGGATGACACGTTTTTCAGAAACCGCGTCGTAAAACTTTGCGCAGGCTTTAATCATGCGTTGTGGGGATTGGGGGAAAGCGACAACAGGGAGCCCCTTGTTTTCGAGCACCTCCATAGACCGTTGCCAGCGGAAAGGGTCACACGCAATTTCACGCACATTATGGGTTCGACAAAACTCCATGATTGTCTGCTCCACCTCACCAATGTCCACCCGCCACCCGTCAGGGTCATGCTCCAAATCCTTCTCCCACGCCTTCACAAGAAAAACCTTGATGGGGTCATCATCGGTCGCAGGGACAACCGCACCACAAATAACAGAAGCGTCACCGTTATATGACCCGTCAAAACCGAGCACCACCTCATCGTCCGGTCCGACCGTGAACTCCCCAGCACACTCATCCCACGCACCCACAGGCAACCAGGTCTCCACCGATGACACCCACTGGTTACAACGCTTGATACGGAACTCCGCCTCCGGTGTTCTCCGCAGCGCAGACTCAAAATCTGATTCAGCGTTTAGATCCCCAAACCCAGGGTTCGCCTCATCCCACGTTTCGCGCAACCGATGGTCACCCTCCGACTCCCACCACGCCATGAAAAAAGTGTCATCGACTTCCTCACCTGAAGCAATGCGCTTGCCATAGTTGTAAAGGCTGAAGGCAATGGAGTCTTTACCGTTACGATCTGAGCGCACACCGGCCGTAGTGATTGCTATCAGCGTGGACAGTTTCCCGCGAGCACCCATAGCCAAAGAAAACACGTCAAACAATTCACGATCCGGTTGCGCGTGGAGCTCATCAAAGATAACCGTGGTCGGTGAGAGCCCCTCTTTTGTTACCGACTCAGCAGACAACACACGGTACACACTGTTGAACGATGGAAGCTCGATAGCATCCCTATACAGTTTTGTGATCGCAGAGAGCTCCGGGGAAGCCTCCACCGTGCGCTTGGCATCCTGAAACACAATGCGGGCCTGTTCCTTCTCGGCCGCCACACTGTAAACCTCAGCACCTCTCGGACCAAGAATCAAACTGTAAAGACCGATCGCCGAACCGAGCGCCGATTTTCCTGATTTCCGTGGCATACCGACCAGGCTGACTCTGTTGCGGAGCCCATCATCATCCCATGCGAACAAATGTTCGACAAGGTTCTTCTGCCAATCACGCAACACCAACGGGCTCCCAGCCTTACCCGCCACACTGTCCTTCGTAATCTTGCCGTAACCCTCAACAAACTCTGCAACAGGTTCCTGCTCACGACCCCTAGCCAAAGCTTTCTCGGGAACAGGGGTCAACCATTTCGGGGGCCAACTACTGCTCACGGTTTGCACGACGCTCCATCAACTCCTCAAGCTTCGACTTCGCCTTCACCTCAGCAACACCCAACCGGCTCCGATCTGTAGGCGTGAAACCCAACAAACCCAAACCGGTCTGCAACAGTTTCTCCGTTTCGAGCAGGGACATGTTTAGTTTGCGGTCAGCCGGGTCCGCCATCCACTCCTGCTTCAACACCTCACGACGATCCAACAACTCACACACAACCTGCAACCACGCCACATCAGTGCGCGGCGAAATCCACAACTCGCCCTCACCAAACACAGAATCCCAAAGCTTCTGCCCAGCCTCACCCAACGGAGCCAACGGTTCACGCTTCCCAGAGTAAAGCTCAATCACCGAATCCTCGCCAGGCATTGCACGCTTCCCAGGGTTACCAAGAAGGCGCTTCTGCTCGATTGGCTTAGGAGGGTTAGGCATGGCTCTAGGTTAGCAACCCAGTGAGGTCCAACGTCGCGAACCGTGCCAAACGATACGCGCGACCCGTAACCGTCAGATAACGCCCATCCGGGTACACCTCAACCTTCAACCCGTCACGCTCAAACCTACGACCCGCATCCAACGACGCAAAACCCCAAACATGCAACCCGCGACCAGAAGGCGAAAACTCCACATAGGTTCTCGGCAACGAAGCAATCAGCTCCCGAGCCTTAGCGTTAGGCACACCATCCACAACACAATCATCCAGCGCCAGGGTGCCAAGCAATAGAGCGCGAGAAGGTCTACCAACCTTGTCTGCTCTAGCTCTTTCGAGCCGGACGACAATAACCGCGAGGACGATGCCGGCCAATACCAGAAGTGAAAGCTGGCCCGCACTTCCTTCAAACCAAGGAATTGCGAGGCCTCTATTAGAGATGACGAAAAGATCTAGTGGTTTCCACGCATCTTCGATCCGAGGAAATGTCTGCAGGACAACCGCGAGGTTCATAAAGGTTAGAAGC